CCTACTGGCGAGCAACCTGCAATATCGGCGCGATCACAAGGCGCAATTGCAGCGGCTGCTTCAAGGATGTAATGCCGAACTACGAATTTACCAATCAAGCAGGGCAGGTCGTGGAGGTTTATTACCCCATGTCCACTGTCCCTTCGGTAGGCGCAGTGGTGCAGCATCCGGAACGCGGCACGTTGACACGCATTCTAAGCAGTGCGCAACTGTCGCCTAACTTCACCACAGGCACATACCCCTATGTCAGCAACACACTTCCGCGCCATATGCCGGGAGTTCCTTGCAATGCAAAGGGTCAACCAATCATCTCAAGCCGCAGGCACGAACGCAATGTTGCGTCTGAGCACGGCTATATGCGAGCAGAGGACTAACTATGGACAGCACCGCTGAACCCATTGATGTCGAAACGTTGCCCAGCGGGACAACGGAGCAAGACAACGGTATCGAAGTTGAATCATCACAACCAGATGACGATGATTCGATACTGGATGCATTGCTTGGAAGTGTGGAATCCGATGATGATGAAGCCGATGTAGATTCGTCTGCACCCGCTACTGAGTCTGAACCATCCACACCCGCCTTTGACCGTGAAGTGGTCGCCAAAATCCTAAAAAGAGATGGCGTACCGGATGCAATCATTTCTTCTGCTTCCGATGCTGTGCTAGCCGAATGGGCTGCAAAGGCAGAGAAGCGACAGAAGGATGTCGATTCATACGGCGGTCGAGTGAAGCAGATGGAGGAGCAACTTGCTCAAGGGAAGTCACCACCGGAAGCGGCTGTCGAGGCTAACAAGCCTACGAATGCTGCTCCAGTAGCGGCTGATCCGTTTGAGCAAATGGCGGAAATGTATGGCGAAGACGTTGTTGCGCCAGTCCGATCAGCCTTTCAGATGCAACAGCAGCAGATGCAGGAAAGAATGCTGCTTGCCGAAGCCCGTGCATCGGATGCTTCGATACGTGTTCAGTACGGGGCGAAGGCTCCAACCTTTGACGTAGTCGTAGCGAAGATGTCTGCAATGGGTGCGGCAAAGCCGGGTGGGTACGCGAGCATTGATGAACTCACGCGAGCCGCCTACACGGAACTAGTTGGAACCACAAAGTCTGCACCATCGATCAAGAACTCACAGCCAACCGCGCCACGTGCGTCAAGTCCACCTGTGAAGGCTCCTGTTCGCGATGCTGACGATGATGTTCTTGATCAAATCTTTTCTGGGACGCACAATCGTTCGTCCCGCACCAAACGTTAAAGGAATAGGCTATGCCTAATATCAATCAATTCAATGACTTCATGCAGTCAACCGGACCTTCTTATCTGAAGAGTGCCGATGCCGTTATCAACGAAGCCGTCAAGAACAACTACGTTCTCTCGCGTCTCCTCAAGGAGAAGGCAAGCGAAACGACTGTTCAGGGTGGTACTTCCATCAAGGATGTCATCGTCTTTGACGATTCGTCCACCTACCAGAAGTATGAGCCGAATGAAGTGTTCACTTGGCGCAACCCACAGGTGACCGACACGCTGACCGCTCCTTGGCGTTTCAGCATGGACCATATGTCGTGGACCGATCAGGAAATCGAACTGAACGAAGGCGATGCCAAGGTCATGTACAAGCGCGTGAAGCGCATCAAGGAAATGCGTATGTGGACTTCCATGCTCAACGGCATGGAAAACGATCTGTGGGCATCAGCCTTCAATAACTATGGCAACATGGAAACTGGTGGCAAGGAGCCGTACTCGCTTCCTGCATTCATCACGGAAACCGTCAACACTGATCTCACCTTTGGTGAGCGTGGTGGTTCGGCATGGCTTGCAACACAGTCAAGTGCTCCGAATATCTTGGGTATTAACCCAGCAACTGATCCACGTTGGTCGAATCAGATTTCGTTCTACAACAGGGCTGCGGCAATTAACACTGGTCCTACGACCAACCTGACATACACGGGTCATAACGCAAACGCATCGATTGCACGATCTGTTTATAGTCTGTTTGGTGCATTTGACGATATGTACTTGAAGGTGCAGTTCAAGTCGCCTCTGACTCAGAAGCAGTACTTTGAAGAGACGAACTTCAATCGCCAGATGATCTTGTGCTCAAAGGAGGGAATGAACCTCTACAAGCGAACACTTCGTGCATCAAATGATGTGCTTGTAAGCGCACAGGATTCGGCGTACAACACGCCAACCTTTAGTGGTATTCCTGTTGAATACTGTGCCAACATGGATACGGCTGCGATTTATCCTGCTATTGCTGCTGGTTCACCGGTAACAGATAGCAAGGCTGGTCGTGATGGTCAAGCCGTTGTTGCTAACGCAAGTGAATTTGCATTGAACACCATTGATAAGGGTGCTCGATTCTGGTTCGTCAACGGTCAGTACATCACGCCTATCTATCACTCAACTCGCTACATGAAGAAGCATGATGTCATGCGTCACCCAAATCAGCCGTTCACTTGGGTTCAGCCTGTTGACTGCTGGTGGAACGTGTTCTGCAACAGCCGTCAGCGTCACGGAATCGTTGCCCCTATCGCTGTCTAACACAAACGGGGGGTGGGTCATCCCACCCCCTTCTCTCACAAAGGAAATCACATGATCTTTACCCCTTCGGCTGGTCCTCTTGGCGCACACCCTGCGCCATACATCACGAAGTGTGTTGCTCGCGTAGCAACACTCGCAGTTGGTGATGTTGTTGTCACTTCATTTCTTCACAGTACTCCTGTTCTCGATCCAAGTTTGGGCTATGACCCTCTGTATGTGTTCAACTGCGTTGCTCCTGCTGATGGTAATTTGACAAACAACAATGGTTATATTGGGGTTGTTACTGATCTCAATGGAACCACTGGTGCTGCTGGCTCAATCGTGACCGTGCAGTTTGGTGGAATTGTTACTGCGAAAGTAACGCCATCTACCACTCTCGTTCCGGGAACGATTTTGACTCCAAGTGATGCTGGTGCAACATTTGTTGACGGTGGTGGAACTACATCCGCTACCGTTGGTGGTGCTGTTCTGATGCAAGACACGACCGGAACTTCCACGATTCTTGCTCGCGTGTTTGTTCCGCTCCAGTATTGGTTCCGTATTGCTACGCCTTGATGATTGATTAAACCCACACCACTGGACGGGGAAACCCGTCCAGTGGATTTCAATGCTTTACTACAAAGACCTGACAAACCATGTGTTGCTTGCCATTGGTGGTCGCCCATCGACTGCCGCTGGTCAGACTGTCGCAGAACGACAGGCTGAGATTATCAATCAGGCTGGTGAGCATCTGTTTGGCTACCAGTGGACGTTCAGGCAAGCCACCGCGCTGCTGTCAACGGTTGTATCCCAGTCATATGTGTCGCTGCCTACTGACTTCTCTGAACTGATTGCCGCGTGGAGTGGAACACTGCCGCTCTTGATCACCAATCAGGACGAGGTAGAGAACACCCGCTCGTCTGACTTCAACAGTCACGGTACGCGAGGGTACGTGAAGGCTATTGTGCCTACGACTGCGATTCCTACACAGTCGTATCAGTTGCAAATCTATCCAACTCCGACTAGTTCGGAGACAAACAAGATCAAGATCACATATCGCACTGGCTGGCAGCGTGTATCGACTGCTAATTTGGCTATGGATGTCATCTCAATCCCACTCTATCTAGAGGCTCTGCTCGTTCTCTACGTTCGTGCGATCACTGAGTCGTATGAAGATGGGCAGCAGTCGCAGCGTCTTGCGGAGATTGAGGCTGGAACACTGTTTGGTACTGCACAGCGCAAGGACGGGATGCTGCAAGCCCACTTTGGACAGTTGCGACCAAACGTTTGGACAAACAACTATCGAAACAACGGCGGGTTTGTAATGACAAACACCGTCCCAAGCCCATCATAAGGAAACGCCATGTCAGTAGACCTATCAGGACGCTCCGGAACTGTTACCGCACTGCAAACGATTCCAGATGCACTGGAAGTTGCATCGTTAGCAAACATCACTGTCGTTGCTACTGGTAGTTTGACTGCGCGAGTACAAACATCTACTCGACCTGCTACAAACGGTGGGTCAATTGTTGTAACTCCTTCAATGAACTACATCAAGGTGTGTCCCTTGTACGTCACAAGCGGTGGGGCAATCGTTCTGAACGTCATTGGTTGGTCATTCTCAAAGGTTGCTGATCGCTGGATTCCAGTCAATCTTGCGCAGACCACAGCAACGGTCGCGACTGGTGGTGCAATTACTGTTGCTGGCACAGCCCTGTTCCCCGGAATAACTTTCTCGGCTAGTGGTGCTGGTGACTACAAGAGATTTGAGGGGACAACGAGTTGCACATCTGGTTTCATTATTGTTGATACCTGCGGTAGCGAACTTATTGAGTTGTATTTCACTGGAACCGCAGCGGCTGCTAACGCACTCGTTTCATTTATCTAAATGATGTCATCAAATCGAACATGGTCTATTGCCCCTCCGACATTGCGCCAAGAACGCAATCGAACGCTGTCTCTTGATGGTCAAACGGTTGGCACAAGGAAGTTTGATTTCAACACGATGGGTGGCAAGGTTAATCTTTCTGCCTATGGCTTAACCTTTGCCCGTGCTGGAGCAGCGACATTCATTCGGTCAAACGGTTTGGTCGGTTACGTTGCTAGTGGAGAACCTCGATTCACTTACGAACTCATTGGATCTACCTATGTGTCCAAGGGTGTATTGATCGAGGCTGCTGTTACCAATCTTCTCACGCATAGCCAAACGTTCTCTACTGTTGGCGGAGACTTTCAGTGGACTGACGTAAATATCACCAGAGCCACTGGTCAAGTCTCGCCGGACGGAACTACGAACGCTGTTCGCTTTACTGCGAGTGCTGGGAATGCAACCATTACGCATGGATTAACTACGTCTACTTCAGCAATACGTACATGGTCTGCATGGATTCGCCGGGTGAGTGGTACTGGGAACATTCAAGTTTCTACTGCTGTTACTCCGGCATATTCATCTGTTACTGTCACCAATGATTGGGTTCGATATCAAGGAACTACGGGTTCTGCTCAAGCCAAACTTTCTTTTCGTATTGTTGATAACACAAATTCAATTGAGATTTGGGGAGCACAACTAGAAGACGGGACCGCTGCCTCTTCATATGTTCCCGTCACACTTACGCCTGACACCCGTGGTGATGATCGATTGACAATGAGTGGAACGAATTTCACTTCATGGTTTAGACAGCCCGGTACGTTTGTTGTCAAATACTTCCGTGGAGCGATTGGTGCTGGTGATCGATCAGTGCTTGCGTTTGACGTAGCGGCAACTAAGCACCTTCACTTGAAACACGCGAATGGATCTGCGACAAGTACTTTGGCTTGGACAACTGGTTCTATAACAGCAACGTCACTGACTAGTTCGCGCAACTGCACAGCGTTTACTATTAACGGATCTTCTAACGCTGCGATCCGAATGTGTACGAATGGCGGGACGGTAACAAGTGGTACATCTAATGTCAGTCCATCAACGATTGGTTGGATGAATATTGGCACTGACTCGATTACGGGGATTAGCGACTTTGAAGGTCACCTCAATAACGGTGTCCATTCCGTGGTGTTCTATCCACGACTTCTTTCAGACATTGAACTTCAAACTTATACAGGATCTTGACTATGACATTTGCACCGATTCAAAATCGTCTTGGCGTTCAACCAGTAGGAACAACTGTCACCTGCGTAAACAAGTCTGGCGGAACGCTCGCTATTGGCGATCTTGTCATTACCTCGTTCATCCACGCTGGCGCGGTTGTTAACCCAGAGCAGGCTGGGAATACGTCTTATGTATTCAATTGCGTTCGCAAGGCGGTGTCCACAGAGACTGGAAACACTGGCTACCTTGGCGTAGTCACTGGTCTGATGTCTGGAGCGGGTGGCAATGGTCGCGAGGTGGAGGTGCAGTTCGGCGGCATTTGCCAAGCAAAGGTATTGGTCAACGCTACCGTTGGTTCAGGGACGCTTCTTGGCGTATCGACTACTGCTGGTGTTCTGACAAACGGTGTTACTGCATCGGGATATTCAGTGACTTTGATGGACAATGCGGCGGTTGCTGATGGCACTGCAATCAAGCGTGTTTATATTCCACAGGAATATTCGTTCAATGCAAGTGAATCAAATGACGGTCCGGTGGTATACGGCAGTTCACGCGCTAGTCAGTTCTTTAGCGACCTAGCGGATGGAACTGATAGCCTTGACATAGTCATCATTGGCGACAGCAACACCGGATCATCGCAGGCTGGTATGTGGGGTTACCACAACGGCTTCAGCCAAGCGATGTTTGAATTGGGATGGTTGTGCTACGGAACACACTATTCGCATCTGATGACCGATTGGCTAGTAGACACCAACACAGGCGGGTGGAATTCTACGGCGTACGTTAAGCAACCGTCTGGGACATTGTTTAACGGAAACATCAGCGGCGGATCAACCGCCTATTCAGCGTGGACTCCCGGCAAAGGTGTTACAACCGTCACGATCTCTAACGCAAGTCCGGGTGTTGTGACCTACACGGGACACGGCTTGACGGCTGGTGCTCCGGTCTTCCTTGACACAACCGGATTGCTTCCTGCGGGATTGTCAGCCACCATAACAGGGATTGCTGTTCTTAGTGGTGGAAACTTTACTTGCACGGCGGTAAGCCAAGTGCTTGCTATTGGACAACCAGTAACGATTTCTGGAACATTCACCAGCGGCGACATTAGCGGCTACTCAAACCCAACTACTTACTACATCATTGCCGCTGGTAGCACATCAACTACATTCCAGTTGTCTGCCACCCGTAACGGGGCTGCGGTTACTACTACAGCCAGCAGTGGTGCTGTAGGCGCAGTATTTAATGTTTCAAATACAGGCTACACCTACTTTGTCAACTCCGTTCTCACGCCCGATACATTCACGCTTGCATTAAGTCCTACTGGAACAGCCATTAATACCAGCAGCGCGGGAAGCGGAACACACACAATTCAGACTTGCCCGTGGACTCGTTATGGAAGTGCAACCGCTAAATCCCCAGCAAAGGACTCGTGGGTGTACATCAACGGAGCCGAATATTGGAATTGGTATCCAAATGTATATATGACTATTTCGCATCCGCTTTATGACCCATCATTGACTCTTTGGCATCGTGTTCGATGGGGAACCTTCAATACAGGTAGCGGTTATTTCCGTCCTGCTACACGCAAGTACAACGGTACAACCAATGTAACATTAGCAACCTCTTCTGTGATAAACACAAACACAGGAAACGCCAATAGTTTCCAAGTGTCGGAATATTCGTTTACGCCTAGTACACCAGTTGTAGGAGATCAAATTGAAGCCGGACCACTTGCAGGCGGAACTGTTGCTGGAAGCCGTGGAACGGTCGGACCTGCTGCACTTCACGGAAACAGTATCTATTGCAAACGCAAGGGTTGGTCTGTAACAAGTCACGGTTATCTAGCCGGGTACGACAGCCTAATGGTTAACCAAGTGGCTACTACCATTGGACCAACACTTCAACTGCACCTTCAAGAACTCCGCGAACGGCAACTTGCGGCAAGTGCTACTTCATCCGGTCGCGTCTTAATCATTAGCCACAGCGGAATCAACGGCAACGAAACAGCCTCCGATTGGACATCATCTCATTTCTCTATCTGGAACACCTATAAAGCAGTGTGGGCAGCACTCGGCTATCCAGCCAATGATCTTGCCATTGTGTCCTTTGTTGGTGTTGCAAAAGGTGCTGTGGACAATAGCAACAACGGAACTGGTGGGAACCTAACTGCCGTTCGTGCAGCGGCAAATTCTCTTGCAATCTCGCAGCCGGATATGACGGTCCTTGATGTAAATAAATTCATGCCATACACCCGCGCTATTGTCGGGGTAGGAAATGGTCGTTCGTATTACCAGACCACGGACACTACCGTTCATTTGTCCGGCGGTATTGCCACTGCGCCAAGTACTAAAGACACTTCAGACGGTTACACCGTCATGGCGCATGAGATCATCCAAATACTTCTCGCAAGCGCATAAACGAAACCTTTCGCCTTTAGTTTGCAATTAAATACATGAGTCCCGAATCCACTACCAAACTGTTCAATCTGGAAAAAGCCCAGTTGACTCTGACTGTCATCCTCATTCTTGGGTCGGTGGTTTATGTAGGCAGGCGTTTGCAGTCTGACGAGCATCAGCAACACTTGCTAGAAAGCATTGCGTCTGACATCAATCTCATCAAGGATCGGAACGCTGATGCCAACGCCCAGATCCGTGTAATCGGCGAGCGCGTCTCGCAGGTCGAGAAGCGGCTGGAGCGAATGGAAACGCGCCCATGAAGTACCTGCTCGTTGCTGCGCTGTTGCTGTCAGGCTGCTCCCCAGTAGCCCGTATCAGTGCCAGCAGCAACGAGATCCGTGCTGAGGCTCAACTGCTGATCGAGCACGGGCAGGCGACAGGAGACACGGTGGTGGTCGCAGGCGCGACCCGGATCGATGGGCTAGCGGCAGGCATCCACGCGGAGTTGCCGTTCGTGGAGGACAAGACTCCGGCTTGGATGGTGCTAGCAGGTTGGATAGCGGTATCGGTAGTTGCGATAGCACTAGTGATCTTGCTGTTCCAGACAGGTTTGGGTACTGCTATCAGAATTGCGATTGGCTGGATTCCACGCAAGCCTCGACAGGAAGCGGAGTTAGCGGCAAATATGCTTGACCCTGACAAACCAGAGAACGCTCGCGAATTTATCGCAGCCCGAAGAGCCTCTGATCCATACTTCAACGCGGCGTTCAAGGACGCTCGGGCTGTAAAGGAGACACCATGATTCTCGCAGACCTCAGTTCGTTCATCGGCAGCGTGTGGGCAGTTGGCTTGGCGTTGGTAGTTGGCGTTGGTGCAGGGTATTACCTGCGCAGCAAGAAGCAGTTCTAATACAAGAGGAGGATTACTAGTGGCGATCAAGATGCAAATTCGGCGCGGAACTTTAGCGGCATGGTTAGCCGCTGGTAATCCAACTCTTGAACCCGGTGAACTGGGCTTTGTCACTGACGTTGGCAAGACGGCGTTTAAGATTGGAACTGGAGGCTTAACGTGGGATAACCTTCCATACGTCAACTCAACCTACCCAGAGTTAGATGTTAGTGCAGGGAACAATCTAAATACATCGCTTGCTCAGGGTCGATATCCGTTGTTAAGCGGTTCCTCTTACACAAACGCGCCGGGAGATTTTACTAACACTACAACTGATGGCAGTTCAATTCTTCTTGTTACTGTTCCAACGAACAACATCATCATTCAAGAGTTGACAACATCGTTGACACCGTGCAAGCGATGGATTCGCGCTTACAACGCAGTATGGACTGCATGGAAACGCATTGACACGTTGAGTGCTAGTGAAAGCCTGTCGATTACCAACTTGGTTCTCAGTGGAAACCTTACTGTCGGCGGAAGAACATTTCTTTCTTCGGGAACAGCACCTCTGCCGTCATTGACGATTACCGGGGACACAACCACAGGGCTTTATCAATCTGCTGCACAGGAAATTGGTATTGCCACCGATGGTGCAAGCCGCGTAAGAATTGGAAACTCACTGACTACCGTTACTACTGGATTGACAGTAAGCAGTCTTGTAACCGCAAGTAATGGATTGACTGTTTCTGCTGGCACTATTACTCTTCCAGCGGGATCGGTCGCTGGCGCGGCAATTGCTAATCTTGGTATCACTGATGCGCAACTTGCAGCAGGCTCAGTAACTAGCACTAAACTTTCTAGCATCCCGCGAATCACTACCGCCCAGTATTACACAGGCTCTGGAAACTTTACGGTTCCCGCCGGAGTAACTTCGTTGAGAGTAATTGCTGTTGGTGGTGGCGGTGGCGGCGGATCTCAAAATCCCGGTGGATTTGGCGGTAGTGCAAGTAGTCGCACTGTGCTTTACTCTGTTACACCAGCAGCGGTTTACGCATATACAGTCGGAGCAGGTGGTGCTGGAGCACCAAGTGGTGGTAGTAACGATCCGGGAGTTGCTGGAGGCAACACCACGTTTCTTTCAGTAACTGCTGGAGGAGGTGGTGGTGCATCATCTGCAACTGATGGGGCAAGTGGTACTTCTACGCTCACAACTGCTCCTGCTGGAACAACAATTCTGGCAGATTATTTGGGTAGTACAGCATCAGGCGGTACTAGACCAAGGGGATCGGGGTTTACTGCTGGTGTGGCATATGTAGTTGGTGGTAGTTACGGACCGGGAGCCAGAGGAACAGGATCAACAGCAAACGGCGCGGGTGGTGCAAATGCAGCAAGTGGAGGCGTTGGCGGAATGCTCATTATTGAATACATCGACTTAGCGTAATTCATGCCATACCTCCCAATCACTCTCCCTTCACGCGGCTTGCACGTTGACAGTGCATACTCGTCATTGCCTCCGGGCTTCACGCTCGATTCAATAAACGTGCTCCCGTATGACCCGTACAAAGGGAAGCAGCGGCTTGGTCAGCGCAGGGCATTGCTTGGCGCGTTTGAGTTCAATGACACTAGCCCATCGGTAGTAACGCGCAGGGTGCAAGCAATTGTCCGCGCTGACGCTTATGTTGTTGCTGTCGGCGGACCAACTGAACTTACACAACGCTGCGTAGTTGTTGCAGGTGGCGAGGTGTACATCATTGATCCGGGTGACACCTCGCCAAACCTTATTGCATATGCGGCATCAACATCAAAGTTAGATGACACCAAAGACATTTCTGTTGCGATCTTTGGTAACTACGCTTACTTTGCTGATGGTGAAAAATACCGCCGGATGAACATCACGCTCGCTCCTAACGATATGCGTGTTGAGTTCTGGGGGACACTGTTATCAAACGTACAAGTTAATAACAGTGGACATATTAGTTTTGCTACCGCTACAACTTTTGTTGTTGATCAAGAAATTGTTGCCACAGGGACACTTACTGGAGCGACTGGGACAATTACTGGATATACATTTCAAGAAACATTTTATGTCAAATCAATAATTAGTAGTCTGTCTGTTGAGTTAAAAAGAACACTTACTGGTGCAGCAATAGCAACAAGTAGTGGTAATACAACTGGATTGACATGGATTATTAGTGGTCCAGAGATGACCATTAAACCATCATCAAATGCAAGCAGTATTGGTAAGGCTGGAGCAGAAGCAGGCGAACGTGCGAGTTTGCTAGTTCGCTTTGGCGGTCGTTTAGCGTTGAGCGGCTTCACGCCATCGCCAAACAACTGGTTCCTTAGCAAGATCAATGACGTTGACGATTGGGTTCCCGGTTCAACAAATGACGATGCTGTCGCTGGCAACTTGTCAACCAAGTTTTCCATTCCCGGCGAACCAATTGTCGCGCTTATTCCGATGGCAGAAAGTGGGCTGCTGTTTGCTGGTCGGCACACGATGACCTATCTATCCGCTGACCCTGTGTTCGACACGCAGGCTCGCATGATTGAGTTGTCGCGATCAGTCGGCATTGTCTCCGCCAAGGCGTGGTGTGTCTCGGATGCGCAGACGGTGTACATCATGGCGCAGGACGGTTTGTATCGCGTCCGCCCGAACGAATTCCAAGTGACTCAGTCTGGTCGAATCACTGGCGGTCGGCTTGATTCATTCTTCCAGTCTCAGAAGTTTGATAAGTTGAACTGTTCGCTTGGGTTTGACCCTGAAATCCAGAACATTTATTGCATTCTTTCGCGCACTGACTTGCCATCGAGCAGTACGCACCTTGTTTACAGTCAGGCTACGGATTCATTCTGGGCAATCCGCACGGGTTGGACCGCGTTTCAAGCACCATCATGCATTGGCGAGTTTCCGTTTGGTGATGCTCGATCACCAGTGCTGGCTCTTGGCAGCGAAGATGGCTACATTGGTTGGTTTGATCGCAACCTGACATCGGGTGTTGATGGTCAAGCCGCTGTTGGTTACAAAGGAGGAAGTAGCCCCTTTACAGTAAGCAACCTTCAAGCGGCTGCGCAGAAGATTGTCAGTTCATTGACCATTGGTCCAGTTGTCTCTCCGAATCTGTCTCAGGTCATGCTGCGCGATATGCGTGTCGAACTGACGATGGATGAGCCGCAAGAGGTTGTGGATTTTAACACGCCGAACGTCCGATTGACTGGACCATTCCTATCCATTCTGTCTGGTCAAACAGCAGAGGAGGCAATTGGTGAAGCAATCGTCAATGTCACGGTCAGATATGACCCATCGTTCCCGGCTATTGTTCTGGATGGCGGTGATGTTTTTACTACTCCTACATACACCAATACATATGACGGTGGTCTACAAAGCGAAACAAATCCATTCACACCATCATTTCCAAATGGAATTAATCTTGCCTATCCGCAGTCACTTGCTCCTCACACATACACCACGCTTGACACGTTGATCACTGATCCAACGGCGCGAACGTATACATTTGGTGACAACCGGATTTACAACACTGGATCACCACCAACCAACATTTGGAAAATTCAAAACGAAGTTAATGTAGGTAATATTCAAACGTTGTTTACACGCGATGAATCATTGCCGGGTACTTCGCTTGATACTCCCGGTGGTGTTTACGTCTATGGAGATGGCATTCCAACTGCGCTGCCGTTACCAACCCTGCCGGGATCATCTCAATCTCCGCGCATCGTTGTAAGCAGCGGAACGTACACCAACACCAACTTCATCCAGATTGGTGAATTGCAATCTGGTCGCAATGACGCGCTTCGATGCCGCATCCGCGATCAAGCAGTCTTTGCTCGCATCGATAGTAACGGTGTTCCTTGGGCGATTGAGCGCATGGCTGCTCTTATCGACCCGATGACGCATACCAAGAACGTGAAGGGAACATACTAATGGGACTCTTTGGAAACTTATTTGGCGGCGAGTCGGATATGAAAAAGGCTACGAAGAAGATGAAGAAGGCTTACAAAGCCGAACGCACTCTTCAAGAGGGCAACTACACCGCGCTGATCAACAAGTTTGAAGACGAGCGAGCGAACAACGCTGACGTTTACTCCAAGCAGTACAACGATGCGGTCAAGCAATACGCTGATTCCGCTGCGCAGACCCGCGCTGCGTTCGGTGCTGCGTCCGCTGAGTCGTACAAGACCTTGCAGGCTGGTCGCGACTCCACGCTTGCCTTGCTGCAACAGTCCACTGATAAGGCTGTCGGACAATCGACAGCGCAGGGCTTGATGATGGGGTTGTCAAACACTACGTTTGGGCAAGCGCAAGTTCAATCGGTTGCCCGTCAGGGCGCGTTGCAGGCTGGCGCGGTGAACGAGCAATACGCTCAGATCCTTGCTGCTGCTCAACAGTCCACTGCTAACTCGCTGGCGAATATGTCATCGAACACCAACCAGTCGCTGTTGAGTGCTGGTCTTGGTAGTGCCAACTATTTGGGCAATCAATATCAGGGATACACGCAAGGTGCTCTTCAGTCCCAGCAAACTGGGTACGAAGTGGGTCAGCAACTTGGCACGGCTGCTATCTCTGGAGAGTATCAACAGCGGATGGCATCTGCTCAGGCAAGCATTAACTCTGGTAATCAAATTGGTGGTGCGCTTGTTGGCGCGGCTGCTGGAGCCGCCGGGACACTTGTTGGTGGTCCAATAGGTGGAATGGTCGGCAGTCAACTTGCAGGCGCAGCACTCGGATAAGGAACAAACTATGGCTGAAGACACAATGTTTGGTATGGGTACTGGAATGCAAGTCCTGTCTAACTTTCCTGTTCAATCGAAGGGGGTTGGTAAGTCGTTAACTCCACCATCTCCATCTGGATGGGATTCATTCTTGACGGGTGCTAAGACATTTGCTGGCAACTTCCTTGTGGGTGTAGCAAGCGGTATCCAAGCCTATCGACCCGGCAATGAATACAGTTCGTTGGCTGGTGGGTTCTTGGGTGCATCTCGACCAATGCAACAGCAGTTGAACAACGCCATGCAATCAGAGCAACAACGTTTTGATCGCACTCAAGAAGACTTAAAGTCAAAGTCTGAGGCTAAGACCAAGGAAGACATCTACCGCTCGCAGGCTGATCGTGCTGTCGGCATGGAGGCTCCAGACCTGTCAGGCTTGTCGGTCGGGTTGACTGCTCCGAAAGCAGCCAATGCTGCTGAAACACAAGAGCCATTTGGATTCCAACCCGGCTTCTCACTAACACCAACACCAACTACAGCGGCTGATCGCGTTCGCAAGATTATGGGAATGTCATAATGTCTCAACTACCAAAGCCAAGTCCAATGACTCAACCGGAACTGATGGGACCTCCTAGTCCAGAGAGTCCAATGATCGGACCGGACGAGGGCATGGCTCCGCCTGCTGCCGATGGGTTCATGCGTCCAGCACAACCGCAGCAGCAACCTGATCCACTGATGGATGACGAGTTGCTCAAGAAGGCTGCGCTCGATCACCGTGGATCAAAGCAGATTGCGCCGTACGGCACGTATGAAAGTGTCGATGCTGCGCTGACCAATGGTTTCTACACGGGTCTAGAGGCTTTGGACTTTGGTGTGTTGCCTGATGGAACTCCGGCTGCGCTATTTACTGACAAGCGCGGTCAGCGTCAAGCCGTCCGGATGTCACAGGAGCAGTGGTCGGCTGGCTTGCAGACTCGCGCACAGGCGCGTATTGCGATGGCGAAGCAGATGCGCAATCAGCAGGAGTCTCAGCGGCTCATGCCTGCGGTCGAGAAGATGGCGCAAGAATTGGAAACAGCAGCACCGGGCTTCATGGACTACGCGGCGATGAACATGGAGAACGACCCACGCGGTACGTACTCGATGGTTCAGTCGATGTACGACAAGTTCAAGGCGGGTGACCGACAAGTCATGCGCGAGATGGCAAAAGTTGCCGACCAGACTTCATTGCAGGTTGGACAGGCGCAGGCAGAGAGTTGGGCAAAGAACAAGAACGAAATAATGACTACTCAGGCGGAAGGAATCATGGATGATGATTCAATTCCTGACGAGTTCAAGGCGCAATATCTTCAAGACTTGCGGCGTAAGCAGGCAAGCACCAATCGCTTTGCATTGTTGGCTCCACCAGTTGGCGGGATTCGGCGCACTGCTAGTTTCCCATCGTGGTACGCCAGTCAGTCCAACCCCGGCGCAATTGACGATCTTGCCGATACAACTATCAATGATGTCGGCTATCAGAACATTGCTCAGTTGCCTCGTCCGCAGCAGATTCAATTCTTGATGCAACGATCAATGGCTATCAGCCGCGAGATCGGCTGGTCAATGCCGTTTGGTCAGGCTGACATTGCGATGGTTTCCAATGCGCTTGATCGCCGCCTGCAATCAATGAGTCCGCCACCGATGATGCAGCCTAATCAGGTTGCTGGAAATCAAGCACCTGAAGCGCAGCAGATCCGTGGGACGATGTCGCAGATGCAGCGCGGTCAGCAGGAGCGCGAGCAGGCTACTCGTCAAACCGAAGCCAAGATTGCTGAAACGGAAGCACGTGCATTGTTTGGAGCAAATCGTGCTGAGTATGCGCCAGAAATGTCGGAGGCTGAACTAGCACAGAAACAGGCTAATACTGGACTCACGCAAGCGCGTGGGAAAACCGCAAGAATTCAAGCGCAATTTGAACCTGCTAAACAACAAGCCATGCTTGAGCGTTTAAGGGCTGATGCTGCTAATAACAAAGCGGGAGCAAAAGAAAGACTTGCGAATGTTCAACGCAAACTTGCTGAAGTGGATGTGTTAATTGGTTTGACACCCGAAGAGGCAAAGGCTGCACAGGCAGAGCGCAATGCGCAGGAAGCAACTAGTAACGCAGAGCCATCACCTAGTAGTCAACCAAAGCAATCTTCTCCTCAAGATGAAACCGAAGCACAGATTCGATCACTTGCAGCAGAGGCTGGTATTTCAATGGACGATACTGGCAATATTGTCAATGACGTAAACACGACAACCGAACGTCTGTTCCGCGCAAAGGGAATGCTTGCAAACAATATGCTCAATCAATGGCGTGGCATCGTCGCAAGGTTAAAGCCAAAAAACTAAATGACTTCATTACAACAAACCCTTGATGATTGGTCGAGCATTTTAGCAAAGCCAATTTCTGCTGCGCCAACACCGCCTAGTGACGGTGTTGATATCACCGATTATCTGGGTCAAGCACTTGAGAAGTCATATGCATTGATGAGTAGTGAGGATACCGCGCCGGGGTCTTCGACCGCTGATCAGGATCTCATTGCATCAGCGGCTGAGTCAAACAAGTTTGAAACCATAATGCCCGACACATCATGGGCTGGTTTGAACTTACGTGAGGTTGCGCGTGGATCGCAGCAGCAGATGAGTCAGGCTGCTTCGGTTGTTGCAACGCCAGCATTGCGAGCGGAATTCATGCAGTCGCTGATGAAGCCGTACTTTGCAATTGCTGATTGGTTGAGTCCACCTCAAAGTGAATTTGAAATCGCCATTCGCAATTTGGCAAAGCGTGAAGCGTCTCAGAAATTATCAATGGTCTTTGAGCCAAAAGGATCAGGTCTGACTGCAAGTCCACAAGACTTGCAATCTGAGATCATTGCGCTTAGAGGAACACAACAAGGTTTGGCTCAGGGTCAACAAGAAGGATTTGCCGGAGACGTATCACGTGGCATTGGTCAGTCGTTGCCGTCACTTGCTGTTACGGCTGGAACCCTTGCTACTGGAGGATCGTTGTTGCCAATGATGTTGGCATCACAAGTTACTACTCCAATGTCATCGTACACCAATAGCCAATTGGCTTACATTGATGACCTTGAGCAGCGGCGTTACGACCAAGCATTAGCAGGCGAAACGCTTTCGGAGTTTGATCCAGTTGAAATGGGCAATCGCGCTGAAGTCGGCGCAATCATTGAAACTACTGCTGAAGCGGGTGGTGCTGCGTTTGGCGCAAAGTTTATTGGTAAAGTTGCCAAAGGACTTGGTACATCATCGGCTGCTAGATATGCAACGAATAAGTTTGCTAAGACTGGCGCGGTGAAGGCGGCAACAGAGGTTGTCCGCCGTAGTAATTCTACTGCTGGTAGATTATTCAATGCTGCTAATGAAGGCGTGATGAACTTCACTCCGGGATTCATCTATCGAGGTGCTCAGGTTGCTGGCATTTCTGGTTTTGAAGAAGCAGGCGAAGAACTGTTTGCTGGCATAGCAAATGCACCTTTCACTTACGCACCGTTAGGTCAGGATGTCAATGACGCTCTTTACAGTATGGCGGTGGCTTCCGTTTCTGGTGGTGCTAGCGGTGCTGCTTCTAGCGGGGGTTTGGCTGTGCGCGAGGCTGTTGTTAACCGCAACGATGCATTTCGTCCGGAGACTGACCGCGAGCGCATCGTCCGACAGACCCACTCCGATGCAATGAAGGCTCGCTCCAACTGGAGCGAAGGTCTAGAACAAACACAGCGCGACCGTATTGCCGCGAAACTTGACACCATTGAGGGAATGACTCCTGACGAGCGCGGCGAATACGTGATGGCTCTTGCTGACCGTAAGGCAGAGATCATTGCGAATGCCGAAGGAACGCTTGCAGATCGGCAAGAAGTAGACGTTGCCATGACGGGCGCACAGGAAGTGCTCGACAAGGCAAAGGCTGCTGCCGGGACAGCCAGCCCAACTGCTGACCAAGATATCTACGAGGCTGAATTTGCTTTGCTGGTGTTGCAGGACAAGGCAAAGCAACTTGATGAACAACTGGTACTTGCAAATACCGATCACATGATTGCAACTGCGGAGCACGGCGCGGTCGCGGAGAAAATCTCCGATATGCCTGCTACGGTGGTGCGGTCTACACCAGTCGAAGTGCTTGCGTCCGTTGGTACACGCAGTGGCGTGGCACTGAACGAGACGAAGGCTCCACGTTGGGGGAAAAAAATCGCCAATGAGATGGAGGCTCTTGGCACTCAGGTCGTGTGGTACACGCCTGCTGACAAGAAGTCTTCCAATCCCGGCTTCCATAGTCGGCGCACACCCGGGGTGATCTACCTGAACGCTGCTTCCAATCAGCAGCGCGTCCGGGCTGTCGCACTGGAAGAAGCGTTCCATGATATTCAGATGTTCCGCCCTGACATTGCTCAGGCGTTCGTGGACAAGGCTGGGTTGCTGCCTGTCTATGACGCGGCACTGGAATACGTGTCTCGCGGGGGCGCGGAGACAGCCGCGATTGAGCGGCAGGACGAGGCGGCATTCGCGCAGATGGAGAACGTGGCGGATACGTTGGAGGGTAAAACCTCTGACATCTCGCCCAACACTGCCCGTGCTGGAGCCGCCAGAATCTCTCAGGAGGGCGAGGCAAATGCCTTTGCCCGTGCGATGGCAGGCATCAAGGCAAAGGGTGCTATGAGCAGCCTGACGCGACTGGCGGCACGTAGCGGACTGATGGGTCGGGAGTCGTTGGCGGCGATGGCGGTGGTTGACCGGGTCGCCCGGTCGGCGGCGGTCGAGGCGGTTAGTGGTAGGACTGGCGATGCGACTCTGTCCCCACTGGCGCGGACGCTGATGTGGGCATCGGACATGGACGTTGACTTTGCCCGTGACATTCCAACGGCTGATCGGGAACTGTCTGAGCCTATCTCACCTCCCGCCGCCCCAGTCGCAGCCAAGCCCAAGATGGATCGGGTCGCTCACAAGCGCGAGAAGGAGAGCGGTCGGTACGTTGGTGCGCCGGATTGGGTTGGCAACAGCCCTGCGCAACTCGCCAAACTGCGTTTCAAACTGCGCAAACTGGCAAAGGAAGGCGAGGCTGGTCGGTACTGGTACGAGGATTCAAGCCGCGCCATCCTTGAGATGACTGGCGGTGACAAGGTTGAGGCTGAGAAGATCGTTAGCCTGATTGCAATCTATTCACCCAACGCAACTGTGTCTGCCAACACCACGATGGCATTGACTGCGTACTACCAGTTCAAGGCTGGGCTGGACATCAATGCCGGATTCAGCAAGGCTGATGAGAAGGCAACCGCGTTGCTCAAGAATGGGCAGGCGTGGAGTGGCATCAAGACGAACTCGTTCTATCAGAACCTGATGGTCGAGATTGACCCATCGAAGTTGGACACGAACGTATCCACGATGGATATGTGGATGGCTATTGCGTTTGATTACGGCGATAAGGTTCTTGATCAGGGTTCCAAGTATCGGTTTGCTGAACGCGAGACGGCTCGACTGGCGCAAGAACTTGGTTGGACAGCGCATCAAGTGCAGGCGGCGATCTGGTCAGCGATGAAGGGACGCATCGATCCAATCCGTGGACAACTGAAAGCCGAAGAGTTGCGTCTTGGCATTGGCGAAATGGTCACTAAGGTTGACCCAGATACTGGCAAAGAGTCGTTGGTTTACGAAGTCAAGAAGGACAAGAAGAAGGAACACTTTCGCCTAGCCCACAAGATGGGCATGGAATACGACCTGCAAGACAAGGACATTAACGCTGCCAAGTTCGACTTTAGCACTGCGCTGCGAGATCGAATGGTGCAGCAGTCCTACGAGACAACGCCAAGTACAACGAGTGGTGCTCCGATCCCCGGGATTCATACCGCTACGCTTGATAAGGTGTTTGAATATCAACGAGCGTTGGCTCCAGTGTTGTTTCCAAACGGCAAAGACATTGTGGCAGAGATGGTTGGGTTGCCGCAAGGTGACACCATTGAAGGTGTCAGCGCGTGGGAATCCAAGGTTCAAACAGGGATACAGTCATTTGTCGCTGCTCCGACAGACAAGTCTGGTAAGGCGAAACGACTCAAGCCATCTGCCATCAAACTGCTTGATCTCGCTGCCCGTATTCGTGGCTATGCATTAACGCAAGACGCGGTTGCATATCACACTGCTGTGTTTGACGATGCAAAGATCCGTCATAACGGTATTGAACTTCGGACTAATCGTGCGCTCAGTCATCAAGAGATTGAGTTGTTCTATCGTGCATTGCATGAGAAGTTCAATCGATGGGATCTCAACCCGATCTATCGCAAGGATGGACTACGGGTATTGAACTTTACGCAGTTTGATAAAAGTCAAAAGCCCGTATCAAACAAAGAATTCAAAGATGCATGGCAAACGATTGTTCAATCCTTGCCCGACACCTTTGGTGGTGGTATTGTTGGATCGGCATCGTTTCGATCTGAAGGTAACAATGTAAGCAACGACTGGAGCAAGGATAAAAATGGCGAAGGATACTTGGATAGAATTACAGCCGAACGACCCGATATTCTCGGGCAAGTTAGAAATCTCCGTCTTGCAGTCCAAGCCGTCAATGACCAGTTCGTTGCCAAATACGGATGGGACAAAGCCGGAGTCTCCTTCGCCAGATCAGATGAACGAAGAACAGTTGGCAACGGAGTGGAACAGCCTGCGGCTGGAACGCTTACGCCGCTTGCAGGTTCGCCCGTCATCCAAGGATTCACCGGACCAGATCCCTCCATTGTAGATGTAGCCAAACGCTACGCTGCTTCGCGAGGAATTGACTTCAAACGTCAAGCGGAATACGCGGACGTAGATCCTGAACGCGCAGTACGAATTGCAGATGCATATCAAACGATGGTGCATGATCCGCAGAACCCTGCGGTTGCTGACGCATACGAACAATTGATTGAGCAAACAACTGCTCAGTATCAAATGCTGGTAGATGCTGGGTATCAGTTCTATTTCTTTGACGAAAAGAATGATCCATATGCTGATCAGCCCGGTGGCTTTGGCAATCCATACAACGCGGTTAGAGACTTACGCGCCAACAAGCGCATGGCTGTCTTCCCAAGCGAGAGTGGATTCGGTAGCGGTGCAACAGATATTGATGTCAGCAACAATCCTTTGCTTGCAGACACTGGTTTGCAGTGGGCATTTGGAACACCAGACGGAACACTCAAGCGTGTAACGGCTAACGATTTGTTCCGTGCTGTGCATGATGCAATGGGACACAGCATTGAGGGAGCCGGATTCCGTGCGCGTGGAGAAGAGAACGCATGGCAAGCCCATGTCCGTTTGTTTACTGGGTCAGCAATTGGTGCGATGACTTCTGAAACCCGTGGTCAAAATAGTTGGCTAAATTTCGGTCCGTTTGGCGAGAAGAATAAAGCAGCGAAAGTTGAAGACACTACGTTTGCAGATCAAAAAGTTGGCTTGATGCCATCATTCACATGGGAAGATGGTCGTGTACCAGACGAATCCTTCGCCCGTGAAGACGAGCGCGATGCTGATTACATGGCTGCTGTCGAGCGCGGTGATATGGAGACAGCGCAACGCATGGTCGATGAGAAGGCAAAGGCTGCGGGTTACAACGTTGATGTATTCAGAGGAGACGCATCTGCATTTAAGAAATTTTCAAAGTTAAGACAAGGGGAAAACTTTGCCGAATACGATGGCGTATTCCCTAGAGGTTTCTTTTGGTTTACTACCTCAGAACAAAATGCGGTTTGGTATGCAAATAAGGCGGCAAGAAATGGTGGCATTCCAACCGTTCGGCGATTCTACTTAAATCCCGGAAACATATTTGTCTATCCAATAGAAGATAGTGCTAATGAAGGACTGTATGGTGTTCCCGGTGAAGAATCTGAATTGCAAGAGTTGGGCAATTACGATTCGATGTTAATTCATCCGCAGGCTAAATGGCAATTTGTTAGGGATGAATCTGGCGAATTGCAAACAACACTTGATGAGGGTAAACAAAAACACTACGCAGTAACAAATCCCACACAAATTAAATCGGCTGACCCGATTACATATGACGAGTCTGGAAATGTTGTTCCGTTGTCGCGGCGATTTGACGATACGAACGTAGACATTTCATTCTCCCGTGGAGACGAACGCGATGTTGCATTCCAGAAAATGCAAGCAGACCGCCGTGCTGCGCAAGCAGAGGTCATGAAGGATCTATCGCCACGTGAGCAAGCACTGATCATTGAGGCTGGCGTTGCTGACTACGATGAGATCCTTGATCTCAAAGACAAGATCGACAAACTCAAGAAGCAGATCGCTGGCGGCACACCCGCTGCGGTTGAGAAGTCCAAGCGCACTGCTGATCTACAGACTGCCGCGCAGCGCGTCAACGCACTGAGCGAGGTGCGCAAACTGGAGCGCAAACTAAATGCCATGACTATGCTCGCTGATCAGCGGCTTGGTCAGGTCAACCGTGCCAAGGCTCGTCTGCAAACGCAGACTCAACTGGCAATTGAAGAGCAACAGTCAGCAGCCGAAACGATTGCTTCGCTTGAGGAGCAGATCACGGCTACGCGAGATGCCGTTGTTGCTGCCAAGAGATCGATTGCTGAAGAGCGGACTGCTACCAAGGAACAACGCGATGCACTCAACACTGCGCTGGCGAATGCGGAAGCAACTGCGCAACGTGCGATCAACTGGGCGTATGCAATTGGTCGCAACGAAGGACTGGTTGCAGGTCAGGTTGCAGGACAGCAAGCGGTACAGACTGATCTTGAGCGTGGTCAACAGGCGGAAGAGAAACTAAAGGAACTCCAGAAGTCTGAACGGTTCCAGAAGTTTGCTAGCCAGCGAGCGATTGACTGGGCGTATCGGATCGGTCGCAATGAGGGGCTGGTTGCGGGTCAGGTGGCAGGGCAACAGACTCTGAAGCCAGAGATGACGCGCCTTGCCCGTGTTGAATCGCTGCTCGACATCTCTGTCCGCCGCGTTCGCGAACTCAAAGCCACTGTCCGCAATGACGCTCGCGCTGCTCAACGCGCAGTGAACTTCGCGTACTCGATGGGTCTGAACAAGGGACGTATGCAGGGCATCATGCAGGGTCGAGCACAGATCCTTGCGAAAATGCGCAAGCGTGAAGACACCTTGCAGAACCAGTTGTTCAACCTGCGCGAGTTGATGAACACCCGGCTTGATGATGTTGCAGAGCGCAATCGAATCATCCGCAAGATCGTGTCCGAAGCATTGCTGTCCATCCCGGCGAACCTGCGTGGCACACTTGCCAACCGTGCCGCTACTGCTACGACAGTTGCGCAGGCGAACCGTGTTGCCATTGAAGCAGTGCGCATTGCCATCAATGCAGAGGCAACGGCAGGACTTAAGGTCATTGCTCGCACAGCCAAGCGACTGAACAAGCGCGGCATGAAGGTTGCTGCCCGTAAACAGATTGTTACCTTGCTGTATGAAGCAAACGTGGTGTTGCGTGATGCGAACAACCGCAAGCGGCAAGCAAAGGTAGTCACTGCCAAGGGAAGTCCAGTCACCCTATCCGGAGCCATTGACTTGTACTCACGTGTGTTAGATGCGCAGACTAAGGTTGAGAATGCAGTTGCGCTGTATGACACTGACCGTGCTGAGTTCATAGCGGAACGCGATCAACGCATTGTTCGTTACGCTGATTTGACTCAACGGCTTATGGCAAACATGGCGGGTCGGCGTGTGATCGCGGCTCGCGCTCGCGCTGATCAGGCGGCTCGCTTGTCGGTGCTGTCCAAGATCAGCCGTGCTAACTCTGACATCTACACCTTGTCCTTAGAACTTGAGGGTAAAGAGGACGGGGTCATTGACGAGTTGCTTCGTCTTGCACAGGAAGGCAAGGGCGAGGCTGCGTTGGAACACGCTCGCATCATGCGCGATCTTGAACCTGCGTTGATAGCGGCTGGCTACGAAGGTGTGGATGATTACCGTTTGAAGAACGGCGGCTATGGCGATGGCTCAACCGAACTAGTGACGGTATCTCTGGGTGGTCAGGATGTCACCATCCCGCTTGGCATTGCCATGTCGATTGCTGCAATGGATGAAGAGACATTGGCGTTGTTTGATGGAACCAATGCAGGCAAACAGGGTATTCAATTCAATGAAACCTCTAGCATCCTGACACTCTACCCATCCGGCGATGACATCCGCAACATCCGCGCCAACCTTACAGTTGGACAGCGTGATTTGATTGAGCGGATGAAGGACATATTGGAAACACAGATCCGTGATCGAGCCATGCAGGCGATCTGGGAAGTGACGGGCGATCAGCCACCGATTGTTACTCGTTACTACCCACGTATTCGCAATATGGAAGGCATTGGCGGAGAGAAGGTAGACCTTTCCGCTGCTGCTGGTGCGGCTGTTCGTGGTGCTCTCACTGCTGTTGGATTTGCCAATGCCCGTGTTGGTGGTAGTCAGCCGTTGATCTATACCGACATGGTGCAGACAATGGATCGGCATATGCAGGTTGCTCTCGACATGATCCATATGGCGCAGCCGTATCGGGATGCGATGACTGTGTTGAACGACCCGAAGGTAGTCAAGGGTATTGATGATCAACTTGGCTCAGGCACAGCCAGTGGTGTTCGATCAATCTTTAGTAACGGTGTTGGCGCAACATCACGAACCAAGCCAAGCATCATTGACAAACTTACAAGCAACGTCACTGGCGCAAAGTTGGCGATGAACCCAAGCACGATTGCAAAGGTTCTAATCGGCGGAACAATTCGATTGTCATCGGAGATACCGCTATCGCTGTGGACACGTGGCACTGCTCGCGCTGCTCGATACGCTCGCACTCCCGGTACTTGGAGTGGTCGCATTGACCAGATCCATTTGGTGAATGGTTACTTCTCGCGCCGTCACCAGATGCAGATGAAGTCAATCTTTAGCGGAGCACTTGGTGATTCAGATCGTGCGCAATTAGGCAATGCTTTAATTGCGGTGCGTGACAACCTTCGGGCAACTGGTAACAACTTGGCGGCTGGCAAAATTACAGACGCAATCGATGCTGCTCGTGATGCGAACCGCGCAGGAGTAATGGGCTTGTCAGCAGTGGTAGATATGCTTCGTTACGCTGACGAACAGATCATGCTTGCTGCGGTCGAGGCTCGTCTTGCAGAGGTTGAAGACGAGGGGTTGTTGACTGGCACGGATGCATTAACCGAAGCATCGAACCGTGCAGAGCGTGACTTCCGCAAGACGCAGAATGCCAGTGATGAGTTTGACGATTCCTACTTTGCCGCGACTAGTCGGACAGATGGCAATGCCGGATGGCGTTTGCTGTTCCCGTTCTCAAGCGATCCAATCAAGGCTCGCAATCAGATCAGGCGAGCGGTGCTATCAGGTAACCGCACACGCACTGCGTTTGCAGTTGGTGGCAATATCGTGTCAGGTACAACGATCTCCTCGTTGTCAACGATTGTCACAGCAAAGGTCATCAGTCTGTTTGCTTCGATGATTGGTGCTGGAGATGATGAAGAAGAAAAGAAAGCAGTGAACAAGTCATGGTGGGAGAACACACTGGTATCAGTGCCAACCCAACTAGCAGGCGATGTGATGTCGGTCACGATGGGATACATGGGAATCATGTTCGCGAATGCATTGTCATCAATTGTTTACAGGAGATTCTTAATCTCACCATTGATTGGTAGCCCAGCGCAAGACGTTGTCAATGAAGCAAAGGATGCGTTGAGAAAAGATTCAACGACAACAGACATGATGTTTGCAGTTGTTGGTGGATCACTTGCCACGCTTCAGTACGGCGGCATCCCGTTCTATCCACTGTATCGATTGGTCATGCGGTCGCTTGAACTGGGCGAGTCAGCATCCAAAGTTCAAAAAACTCCGCGTGAAAAATTGTTGGATTCAATTGAGCGCAAGAGAAAGTCGCTTGAGAAACTGCGCTCCAACTAAACACAACGAATTGAAATTTTTCAGGTTGCTTGCAAGAAGTTTCGCTTCGCGACTTGTCGCCTCCGGCGGTCAATTTCATTGATGGGTTATGCAGGGGGCTGCACCCCCCGCACCCCGGCACAGCCCTGTAGATTCGTGTACCAGTCTGCGTGGTGAGCGTTGAGAGAATGACCCCTTGCGGGGTTGCCGTTCAGCCTGCGCGGAGCCGCGAATCGTGAACGACACAAGTTGCACCATTTCGATGTTCAGTAGGACATCCGCTTCGCTTGTGTACG